TTAGTGTTGCTATAAATAAATAGAACCTTATTGTTGTGTATGTATATCTTTCATCTCTTGCGATGTACTCCCAACCTAACATAAATCTGTTATGTGGGAAATGAAATGCTATGCCTAATGTCCAATTCATAATTTTTATTTTGTTCCTAATATAATACCATCTTCAATGTCTAACACAAATGCTTTTGATAAATCATCTGGTAATCTTTTTAATCCCGCTTCAAATGGTTTTGTAAAAAATAAGTTTGCTTTTAAACCTTTGTTATAAATACTTCTTGCTATTAAATAACTCATACTTTCGTAAGACAAAAATCTTCCAGTTTTTTTATCTCTCCACTGAAACTTCTTTTTCTTTATCCAACCTTTTTTTGTTTCCGGATTGTAAAGTGCTTTAGTTAATCCACCTTTTTTACCGGTACCAGATCCATATTGAAATTTAGATAATGCTGCACTTGTTTCCGGATAGGTTGAGGTTTTACCCTTTACACCTTTATCTACAAATGGCCCATAATCTTCCATTAGAAATTCTAACAAAAAATCATCTTGGCTTTTATCTATAACATAACTAATTGAATTATATAAATCACCACCACCTTTTTTATCTTTGGTTAAGTTTGACCTAGATTGCTGAACAACATATTTACCATACTTGTTTAATATTTCATCTACGTTTTTAAACTGCATTAGCAAATGTATATATCATTGTAAATTAGTATTGTTATATCTGCACTCCATCCCGCAAGTTCATTTTCAAACCTATCGCTGAAAGGTGATAAAATTGGGTTTCCATCTAATTGATACATATCCGTGTGCAACGTTCCCATCCTTAACTTCTGTATTAGCTTATTTAAGACCAATAGCTGCGTGTTTAGAATATCTTGCTCATTATCGTTACCTGTAAATCTATCTGTTGTTATATCCTTTGATTGGTCTACAATATCACAAGCCAGGATACTTATGTTAAACCTCAACACTTGTTCTTCTGCTGAAACACTATTTACAATCATATGTGCCAAAGGAAATATGTCTTGCTTGTTTAGGTTCACTTTGCTTATGTCACCAATAGAAACTGTATTAGTAAATTCCGTACCTCTTAATTGTTCTTCTATTGTTGAGGTTAATTGATAATACCCTCTTATTCCTTGTTGGCTCATTTAAAATTCTTTTTAATTCTTTTTGCTTCCATTTCTGCTTTCTCTTTTAAATATTCTAAAGTGTATAAGCATTTATGTACATTTAGTTTAGTGATATCTTCAAGTCTTCTAATATCGTTTTGAGCGAGTGCAGTGAAGATGCTTTGATACCATCCCCATTTTCTGGAAAAGTTTGTTGATGCATCAAGTTGTCCATCTCCGGTGCTTCCAAATAATCCACCATAGTTTTCGATAAGTCTATTCCTAAATTCCACAAAAAAAAAATCGCACCCAATACCACATCCATAGGTATTTCTTCTAACTTTTCTTTTGCATCTAAAGTATATTCATTAATCAAATACTTGTCACCTATCTTTTTGCTAATTGGTCTATATAATACATTCATTGCTATTTGCATATTTTGCCAATCTCCAATGTGATTATCCAGATCAATGTATTCCCCTAAACTCATTTCATCTAAATCCGGAATTATGCCATATTCAATACCACCAATTTTAAAGTTTGTTATTAAACTTGGTTTATCTTCAAACATATTATTTATAATCTCAACAATTCTATCTGCATCAGTTAGCTTTAATAACCTTGCACTTTTTGCATCTAGGTTACAAAATATCTCTATCATTTTACATTGTAAGAAATAACTATCATCATTGGTTTCTTGTATTTTTAGAAACTTTTGATATTGCTTCAAGGAAATTTCTGATAGGTTACTTGGTATGATTAATTCAACTTTCATATTTATATAACGTTTTTAAAATGGTTTTTTATAGTAAGGTAAATATAATAAAAAAAGGCACACCATTTCTGATGCACCTTTTAAACAAAACTAACTCAACTTAACTAAATCATACTTGCTTCGTGGCAAGTGCCACTACACACTCCAGGACTATCTATCTCCGCACCACATTCTGTGCATTCATAATCTTTGTACTCTGGTGGGCTATACCAATCCATAATATTCTGTTTTTAATTTACCATTACGGTAATGTTCTACAATTACACCAGTTGATAAAGGTACTATCTTGTATGGTCTGATGCTTCTTTTAATTAGGAATTTATCTATTATCTGTTTCATATCTATTCTTCTATTTCGTTAAAGCAAGTGTGTTCTAAACAATCGCCACATATTTCATCACTTAAGTAAGATGCTTCTGCACCGCAACAATTACTATACATATGCTTTCTCATTTGTTAGTTCATTGTATTCTTTGATGTATTCTTTTGCATCATCTAAAAAAGTTGGCGCTATATGTTTTAGCACACCTCTGTCATCTTCCATATACCTAAAGTAGGTTTCTAACCTTATCTTAATAGCATATAGCTTTTGAAATTCTTCTAATGGTAATTTTACTGTTTCTGTCATATCTGTTTTGTATTGATTAATATATCACAATATACAAACTTATTAACATATACACAAATTTATTTTAGTGTAAAGCATATTTCCCAAAGTTAGGTCTGCTTAATATTGAGTAGGTTGCATAACGGCAAGGGTCAATAATATGGTTATTTTTATCTTCCGGAGTATTAGTCAACATTCCAGATTTATCCTCTTTCCATTTATAATTCCTAAACTCACTTATGGCATTTGTTGAGGTAGATAGGATATGTATTTTATATCTCTTTAATAAATCAATTCCGGCATTCACACTATCCTTTCCCTTTATACTAGAAAATATATTATGTCCCATTGCTCGGAGTTCTGAAATTAATCTAGGTTCAGCACTATCTGCGTAGATTGGTTTACTTGTTAGATTTAACTCTTTAAGGAATTTGTTTATATCACTCGTAGTCATTTGAGTTCTATATAGATGTTCCTGGATATAAAGATTATGCCCTTGGCTATAAACCGCAACAAAAGTGGAAGGGTCGTTCGTGTAACCAAAGTCCATTCCATATGCAATCAATTCTGCTTCTTGCGGGATCTGGATAACCTCAACATACTTAAATATAGTGCTTCTACTCGCTGCTCTTTCTCCTAATCCGTATATCTGCCAATACTGTTCATCTGTATCTTTTAACCTTTCTATCTCACTTCTTATAGATGCTTCAATAAAAGGATTATCTAGGTAGGTGGTTTTGTAAAATACACAATCATCTCTAGGTATCAGCTTGTCATATATCCAATGGTATTCATCCGATGGATTAAAGTCTAATATTATTCTGTCTTGTGTTCTGAATAACAATTGCTGCATATCTTCATAGTACAACTCATTACCCTCATTAACGAATAGCAAGTCCCTTTTCCGCCCTCTAATCTTTTGAGGTTGGTCTAAAGATATAAATTCAACTAGGTTTCCAAATAGGTGATATTCAGAGTTAGACTTATTATGGTTCTGTTCACTATAACAATTATAGTTTTGTAGGATAGCCATAAAATCTCTCATCACCGTGGCTCTTAAACTTGGAAATGATTTACGGCAAACTGTTATAACCTTATTGTTATTATTAGCACAATAGTTAAATATTATCCATAAAAGAATATTGTAAGTCTTTCCAGATCTTGTACCACCTTGTTCAACTACAATTTTTTTATCTGTGTTAGCTAAATGCTTATAGACTATATTAGTCTGTATCTTCGGTCTTATCAATTATCTCTATTTGAAAATTAGTAGGCATTCCATCTGCTCCGGTAATCTCTTGTCTTTCTATATATCCTCTTTTCTTTCCTTTAGTCTTTAGATAGAATATTGTAGCAGCAGTTGAGTTATCAGCTATCTGTTTATGTAATTGGCTTTCCGCAAAATCTAATGCTACGTTTTCAATATCCCTTACCTCAATAGCAAATGCTTCATCATCTTTAAGCCATTTGTAATATGTTGACCTGGGAACATCTGCTTTCTTACAAGCCACCGTTACAACTCCTAAACTCTGCTCTAGTGCTTTTAATAAGCTTTCCTTTTTTATGTGTCTATCTTTGTTCATATTTAAACTCCTTTTATTGGTACTTTCATTATAGGATTATAGTCAAAACTCCTTTTGCTTCCTTTATCCTTTTTAATTATATCTTTCCCCCATTTCTTCTGTAAGGCAAAGAATTGTTCTTTTTCATATGCTAGGTTTCTGTAATCAGCACATCCACCTATTTGTTCAGATTGCTTCACATTATAATTTGCAAAGTTAACTCTCAAACATCCACCATACTTTCTTATGTTTTGTAACGTAAAGTCATAATCTTCTTTTAATGGAAGTTCTTCATCATATCGTAATTTAGTTCCTTTTATATGTCCGTGAAATGGGCAACCAATAAACTGGATAAAACTAAAGGGTGTGTATTCTCTATATGCTCCTTTGTCCATTACTGTATTTAATCCCCATAACTTAAAACCTAATTCCTTACATAATAAACTTTTTTTAGCACAAAAGTCAATTAGTTCATTCTCATTAAATTTAGTATTCTTTTGGTTTTCCCATCTACTTATAGCCTTACAATCATCATCAACTATAATAATGCAATCTGTGTCATCATCAAATAAATTATCTAATATCCAATTTCTTACTCTGCTTATATTTCCTTGAGCTTGATCTGGACAAACTATAATATCATTTCCATTTTCTAGATATTCCTCTGCTTCGCTTTCTCTCACCACTAGTTTAACAAATGGGTATGTTATCTGTGTTATACTTTTCTCCGGTCTTTTATAAGATGGTGCAAATATTTTTATTCTCATTTCTTTAATCTTTTAATTGCTTCAACTCCATTTAAAACCCTACCTATTCCCTTGCTCCATTCCTTTCCATTTGCTCTTCTTCCAGTTTCTGTTTGTAATCCAAATACCGATTTAGCTTGTATCCAATCAATATCCTTTTCAAACTTCAACACAATGTAATTGCTTTCACTATCTAATTCCGTAGCAAATATGTTTTCTGTATCTATGTTATTTGGGTTTGTTAGTTCTTCAACATCCTCAAAAGGAAATCCATCTAATCCCCATTCTTCCAATTTCTTTACATCCCATTCATTCGCTAGTGTGTCCCAGTCCCATTCTCCAAACCCTACGTTGTCTTTTACTATAAACTCTTGTTGTTGTTCTTCCGTAAGGTCATCAGCTTTTAAAATATACACTTCTTTCAATCCGGCTTCTTTACAAGCCTTTAATCTCATATTACCACCCAATACAACCAGATCTTTATTTACTACAATAGGGCGCAGTTTAAGCATCTCCGGAAAGTCTTTAATTGACTTTACTAGCTTTTTAAACTTATTATCTTTTATAAATCTGGGATTGCTTTTATTTGCTTTTACTTTACTAATCTTTACTAGTTCCATATATATAACATATTTAATTTAATTATTTCCATATTATAAATCTTCTATTTTATTTTGAACATCATCTATGCTTGACAAGATTTCTTGTATCTTGTCTAAATCTTTATCACTGTTGCCAACTAATGACATAACAACTTGGTAAGCATTATCTAATATTCTTATTGCGTCTTTTTCTAGTTCCATATATATAACGTATTTAATTTATTTATTTCCTAACTTTAATTTCAGTAGTCTTTCTCTTATAGCTTTTCTTTCTTTACCCTTTGGTAATTTGTCTAATAGTTGTTGTAGCTTTTGTATTAATTTTTTTCTTGTCATATCTTTTGTTTTAAGCATAAAATGCCATTCTGGTTTTATCATATTATTATTATTAAAGGAAATAAACATAATAGTACTATTGCCCAATATACTTTCCAGAATTTAGATTTTACATAGTAATCTTCCCATACTATGCAATGAAACCCAAAGCTTAATGCTAAACACAATATTGTTTTTATAAACTCAATCATTTTAAAATACTTTTTTCTGTTTGTGTTATAATATCTAAAACTAATTTATAAGGTACTTTACTTCTTTCATAATTTCCTTTTAAACCTTGTGTACCAGTTCTTGATCCTCTTGGTGCTGCTTCGTGTTGGCATTTCTTATTTCCATTGTAGCACATAGTTCTTGGCTGCCATCCATTTAAATTAAACATATCTCTAATGTTGTTAGAAAATATATCTGTTGGTTTCATTCGTGTATCACCATAACTGCAATAGGTTACTGTTGTTCTATCCATCCCTTTCATATAATTCATTTTCCTTAACATTGCTCTTGGGTTTTCTATGTAGTAAATACAATCCCATTTTTTATAAAGGTTGTTTAGCTTTATATTCATTTTATCACACTTTGCTGCAAAATCTGTTTTAGGTGTTCCATCTTCATATCTGTGGTGTGATATTGCAGCCATTGAAAAAGTTGTACAAGGTCTACCGTCTATCACAACATCTGGTATAAAAGGTAACATACTTTCTTCAAGGTGTTCTATGTCTATTACTAAATCAATACCATCAAATTGTTTCCAATCTACACTAAAAACATTATGCCCTCTTTTTTCTGCTACACTTCCAAATGATCTGCTACCAGCAAATAATTCTAATACATTCACGTTGCACAATTTATTATTTCGTATTCATTTTTAGGCTTTTGCCATTCAAAAGATTTTAATATTAATGCTGCTCTTTCATCATATATCTTCATTTGGGCTTTGTTTAAATCTCTATAAAGTATTTCATTTTCAGTAAAACCAGATTTAATCTTTCTTCTTAATTCCTTAACTTCACCTAATTGCTTTTCGTATTTTTTTATCTTGTTATTAGCACTGTTGTATTTGTTTTTAATTTCTTTATACTGATTTAACAACCTTTCTAATTTTGGTAATTCCTTATAATCTGCATCCGGACTTATTTCAAAATAACTTTCCAAAGTATTAAAGTATTCTTCTCTATATGATTTGTAAACCTTAAACATTTTTAATGCGTGTATTACTGTTGCGTGGTCATATGTTTTTAACTTTGGTTGTGTTCTCATAAATGCAGAAATAGCACTTGGTCCCAGATCAAACTTGTCTTTTAGTAAATAACATAAAAAAGCTCTATGCTCTATTATGTTTCTAACTCTTGTTTTCTCAAATATTTCAACTCCGGTAATTGTTATTAGTAAATCACTTATTTCTTTTGGTGTTTTTAATACCGGTATGTCTATTTTATTTTCTTCCATTGCTTTGTAGTTTTTGTATGTATAATGCTGCATCCATAAGTTCTTCTTTTAAGTGCTGCAAAAAATCATCTCTGTTATTATCTTCTAGTGTTGTTTTGTATTTATCTATTCCAACACAACTTCTTATGTCAAATTCTTTTTTTAGATCTTCAACTATTTTATCTTTCATTGTGTTCTTAATTTTAAAAGGTGATAGCACTCAACATAATTTTGTCTAGCCTTACCTTTGTATTCTTGTTTAAATAATTCGTATAGCTTTCTTGTGTATTGATATTCTGTTATGCAATCTGCAAAGTATTTTTCCGCAAACTTCTTTCCTTTTCCTTTAAAGTAGTTTACATTGTCAGCAGTATCGCCCTCTATCATTTGAGCATAAAAATTATATCTCGCTTCTTCTTCTGTTATATCTAGCACGATCTGGTGCTTATAATGATAGTTATACATCAAACAAGGGAACTGTTTGTAGTCTTTATCTATTGATACTATCATCACTTCATCCCTACCTAAATCATCACTAATCTGCTTCCAATACCTTGCAACCATATCATCTGTTTCAATACCAGATCCCCATATGCTATCGTATTGCTCTTTCACATATTGGTGCATCTCATTCAATAGCGGAGGTAATTCTTGCTTCTTTCTATTCGCTTTGTACTTCTTTGTGATTAGCTTTCTAAAATTTCCCTTTGAACCACTAAAGCAAAGCACCTTGTCTATTGTATACTTTTCTTCCAGATCATTCACAATTTTCATAAACTGTTGGTCAAACTTATTTCTAGCATCTACAATATCCTTGTAATACTTTTCATCTTCCGGAGTTTCTCTTTTACGATAGCAACTTGCAAAAATTAAACTATCTGCATCTACTAATAAAATCATATTTCTGTTTTTTAAATTCCACAATAACCACTGTCACAATCATCAAAATCTTCATCAAATAATTGGTTCTGTACTCCAAACCTTAATATATCTTTATATGCAGCTTCTGTATTAAAAGTATTTCCGGTCTTTTCTTCTTGCTTAACAAACCAATTAAAACTTTCTTTATCCTTTTGTGCTATATGAGATAAGAACAAAGGGTTTCTATTTACACACCCAACGCAATTATTTCTGTATGCAAACCTTACCTTTTGGTTATCCCAATAATTATATATAGTATCTTTCTGTACATTGTCTTGTATCAATGGAAATTCTGCATATCTATAAGGCACATCACCCCATTTATTTTGTTTTCCACTTTTCGACTTACCAACTATTGTTTTAAAATATTCTAAACCATTTTCATCAGCACGTTCTAAAATATTAGCCATTCGGTTTTTCTCTGTTGGTCTTAAACCAATTCGCATTCTTACTGGGAGCTCTGTGTTTTCTTTTAAGAAATTAAATATTGGTATTATTTTCATATCCGTTGTGCAAAACCTAGCCATCTTATTTGGCAGATAATTACCGTGCTTTTTTATCACTTCTTCAAACGTATCTCCAGATACCCAATTAACACCTTGGCCAGTATGTTGTTCTAAATCTAGAATAGTATATATTATTTCATCCATCTCAACTGTACCAATAAATTCTTTTCCAATCTTATCCGATACAAGTTGCCTTATCTTTTCATCCTTTCCTTTCATCCAAAGGTTATTTTTATCCTCAACCCTTACCAAAGAAAATATATTTATATTAGCCGGATAATGCTTCATTAAGTATGCAGATGTTTTACCGCCAGAAATACTGTTTACAGTTATCATATTTCTGTCTGTGCTTCTTTAATCATTTTAAGGTGCATTTGCTGCATCTTCTTTTGCTCCTTACACACTTGGTCAATAATAAAAGGCAAGTCCCTATAAAGTTGGTTTACATCCATTACAAGGGTACACTCCTCACCAAATCTATCATAACCAATATATAGCTCTCCATCACTACAATGTAATTGGTGTGTTTCACCTACATAGGTATGTGTCCTGGAATCCTCTAATTGCTTTTCTAAAATTCCTATTTTTGCTTCTAATTCTTTTATTCTGTTATCTTGTCCCATTTGTCTATTGTTATGTTAAGTCTTAAATAATTTTTATTCTTCGTTTCTTTAACTTGGTAGTTAATCGATATGTCTGATATAGATGTATCAGCTTCTGTGTAATACTCTATTTGTTTTTTTAGCTTTTCCCAAGCTGCTTCGTTAACTTTCATATTAAAATGATTGTATTATAAAAGCATCATCATCTATTGGAATAAACATCGTATGCCATTCAATAGCTGCTTCATTCGGAAATTCCTTTTTATCATAATCCAACCAAAATTCTCCTATGTTTTCATATTCAACATAATCGCAACATAATGCAATCACATCTAATTCTATTTCTTCATCCACATTATCTTCATATTCTTCCAAAAATTCAAATAAGGCTTTTTTTCCTCTGTAAGTAAATTGATGCTCTCTGTCTAATTTAGAAAATGCATCATTAAATTGCCAAAAATTAATTGTCTGTTTCATTCTGTTTGTTTTAAAAATTAATATAAAACAAATATAACACTTATCAACTTATAAACAAAATTTATAAAGGGTCAATATTAATATTAATCCTACTCGCATCATTCTCTGTTAGCAAATAAACATCCTTAAGCAACCTTTTCTTTGTCCACATTGTAGTATCTGGGCAATATTTTTTCACCGGATTTGGCATCTTTAAAATATTTAGCCAATACATAAAGTTTCCCTTTGGGTCATTTACAAAAAATATCTTTACAATATCTCCATCCAGATCCATCAAAGCATCATACTTATCTTTTTCAAGCATCTTGTCTTCATAGTACTTGTTTCTAAATTTCATCTCTATAACGCAATTCTTGCCCTTTGGAGTTTTTCCTTTTGCATCATATCTTGAATATCCATCACCACAATGTTTCAGCTCCCAACCATCTAGGTTAAGAAGAAATACAACTGCCTTTTCCCACTCATTGATTTTTTTAATTCCCATTATTCCAAATTACGTTAAGTTGTTTTATCCATAACTTTATTTTCTTTGGATTGCAAGTGCAAGGTTTGTGGTATTTATGATTGTAATATTTTGCGTGTAAGTGGCATATTAGTTCAAACTCATTAGGTTGTAATGTGCTTTTTGGTTCAGACCTAAAGTTGCTCCAATCCTTAAAATCTTCTTTAGTAAATTTTACCATCTATCTATCTTAATTTCGTTTAACTTTTTTCTTCTGTTGTTACAATCGCATTTAGTACCCCTTAACTTGTGGTATTTATCTACTAGATATTTAATACCGGAATATTTTGTAATGTAATAAATTATGTTCCCTAGTTTCATAACAGTTTCTTTAGTTTGCTTTTTACTTTATTATATGTATTGTAAAGTGAATAGTAATGTATAAGGCTTTTCCTTGAAAATTCTGCAATGCTTTCCCCTTCATTTATAATCTCAAACACCTTTCTATCATACCAAAACATCTTTGATAGTTCTTCTTGTATTTTATCATATGGTTCGGTAAAATTTACATCCGTAGTAGTTAAGTGTATATCATCCATTGATACCATAGTAATATTCTTTCCCTTTCTTTTTAAATCATAAAACAATGTTCTTAATGTCTTAAAGATATAATAGTAATTTATTTCATTATCATTATACATAATATCTAATCCTTTTTCTAGCTTCAATTGTATTTTATAATACATTTCTTGTACCAGATCTTCTGCAACTTCTTGTTTACATCCAAAAGATAAAACTATCTCAAGCCATTCTTTATGCTTTGCAGCAACTAATATCATTGTTTTTTGTACCATATCATTTTAAAGGGTCATATAAATCATTTACTATTGTTGGTAATCCTTTTTCATTCACTTCAAAGCTAAATGTATCAAAAGAGTAACCCCTACTTCTTCCGCACTTTACAGTTACCCAATTCTTGTTCACCGTGTTCGCCTCTAAACTTATAACTGTTTCCGCTTTTTTTTCCAGGGCGCTACCTAAATGTCCGGTTCCTAGCTTTTGACTTCCATAATTTTGATGTATCACACAAATAATGTGAACATTCTGTTGTTGGCTCAATCTCATTAAAGAACTTACTAATTGGTTACTTTGCTCTATGTTGTTTACATCAGCACACAAATCCGCTACTCCGTCTATAATAACCAAAGATGGCTCCTTTATGTTTTCCTTTAAGTAATACTCAATAAACTCTAAACGTTCCTTAAAACCTATTGTACGCAATGCAAAGGTATGATATTTATCTTTTGGTATATCTCTATCCATATCTAATGGTCTCCGGAATACCTTACTGCAATGCCAAGCACCTTGTTCTGTATCTATATGAATTAAATCACCAGATCCCCGATGCCCTTTAATATCTCCGCCATAAATATTAGTTCCGCTTAAAAAAGCACTTGCCAATAATGATACAAAAAATGTTTTCTTTGTCTTTGGTGGTGCAGTTATAACCGATAGGTTACCAAATGTTCCCAAAGCTATTGGTATAATACTATCACCTTTATCCGATTGTAAAACCTTTTCTCCATAACTTAAACATACCGGAGGATAATCTATTTTCTTATTAATATCAATATAACAAGTATCTGCTATAAATTCCATTAACATATTCTGTTCTGTTTCTTTTTCTGTCATTTGTTAAATATATAAAAAAAAGGTGCAAGTTATAAACTCACACCCCTTTTTAAATTAGGCTAATTAAAATGGTAAATCATCACTTACAGTTTCTTTTACTGCTTGTGGTTTATCTTCACGTTCAGCAACTACAATGTTACTGTCTGTCCACACCACTTTCCCGTTACCTAGATAGTTTCTAGCTACCTTTGCCTCACGTTCTTCTTTGGTTTGGCTATCCATAACCGCTACGTTATTTCCGTACCTAGTTTCATCATTTACAGAAATTGTGAAGTTATAGTAAACGGCACCATCCTTGCCTTTTACAAATTTTTCCTTGGGGAGCTTATCCACCCTGATCGAAGCATTGATTATTGCACTCATAGTTTAATTATTATTAATATTAATTTTTGGTAATTCTTGTTCTGTATTAAATCTAAAAAACCTTACTGATGGATTACCATCGATAAAATAATTCCAAGCTTTTATTGTCATTCCTAGCACCCAGTAAAATCTTAATGGCTCTTTGTTTATTTTTGATTTATACAATTTACTATAAAGATAACTAGTTGCAGTATCTTGAGTTCTATTTAATCCATAAATATTTTTCATAAACTCATAAACACTTTGATCTGGATGCTTTCCTCCTATCATATAAACCATATAACAAAAATTTGATTTGCTAATTACTTTTATTTCAGATTTCACATAAATATTTGTTACATCTAATATAATTCTATATAACCAATCATAATTTTCTTTACAATAGTTTAATATTTGTTGGTTAGTTAATTGTTCATCCCTGCTATAGCTTAATGGTTTTGATGCTTTTGAATTTTTAATTTCATATATATTTATTAGTTTTATGAAAGTGGATAATAAATTAGCATTTTTAAATCCATTTATTGAAAGCACATCTGCCGCACTTCTATTTTTACCGGTATCATAAGTAGCCATTGATTTAATATTTACACCCTTGACAACCGGTATGTGATATGATTTACCGGATTTAATAATAGCCATCAATCTATGTTGTCCATCTGTAAGTTTCATATTTTTATCAAATACAATACTTTCCCCATTTTCAATAAATAATCCCTTATTCATTTGTTCCGTTAGAAAATTAATACTCCTTCCAGACTCTTTTCTGTTTTGTGTATTATAACTTAAATAGTGTTTAGCTATTTCCGGAGTGATATATACCAAAGATACTGATATATCGCTTTTCTTTTTTGTTACATTACTGTAACCTACTCTGTTTAAAATTTCTGTTCTCATTTTGTTAATTATTTATTTATTAAACTTTATTTTACTTTCTTTTAAAATCGTCACTCTCGTCCTCTCCAAATACTCCTAACTCGTAGAAGCCGGTCAACTTAAGCACGGATCTGGATAAGGCTCTTTTTTCAGCCATTTCCATTACGTACCAGGAATTACAATTCCCATCTTTATAATTAGCACCTTTTAATGCACTACCAAAGGTTTGTATTTCCACACCCTCTTTTTTAGCATAAGCTTTTACAACCGCAAAGCTAGGTTCACATTTTACAACCTCATAATTGATTGCTATGTTTTCTTTTGCAGCTATCTTCTCTATCCCTTGGCGGGTGATAATAACATAGTGCTGATGCTTGTAAACATCTGTCTTTTCCAAATCGTACTTCTTGTACAAATCCAATAATTTTTCTCTATCCATTTATTCTGTCTTTAAAAATTTGTTTTGATACTTCTAATTGTGCTTGTAAAAATTCTATCTTATTTGATAGTGCTTCAACTCTAAATTTGTATTGCTCAATAATACTTTGAGCAGTTTCTTGTGAATAGTTTGTTCCCATTACTGAATATTTATTAAAGTTGATTTTGCATCATCTAATCTTTTATTGATAGATAATTGCGTAAAGGCATCTAGGTTTAAAACTGCATATTGCAAGTCTTTTTCTAATCTTTTAATTTCGTCTTTTAAATCGTGTTTCTGTGTTCTCATTCTGTTAAGTATTGATTAATAATAAACAAATATAACAAAAATATGTTAATAAGTATCGTTAAAAGCAAAAAAAAAGGCTTAACATAAAGTCAAACCCCTTTCCCTTAACAAAACAGAATAGTCAAATGTAAGTATTTAAAAGCTATCTACCAACTCTTTATAATGTTTTATCATATCTAATAATTCATCATTTGAGAATTTTACTGTTTCTTTTGATTTAATATATAATTCTTCCGCAGTACCATCACCATACTTTTCATCCAGATACTTTGAGAATAAATATTGTTCACCGGCTTTAAACATATTGCATCCAACGCATTGAACTGCAACATTTTTTTCCATCCATCTTGTTGCATAGTGTTTTCTGCTTTGAAAATGTCCGCATTGCATTCCCACCTTATAATGTGAAACCTTGCCACAAGTAAAGCAAGTTACATCACCTTTATGGTCTGCATCCTTTAATCTTATATATTGACTAAAGACCGCATCTAGTTTTTTAACAATCTTGGATCTGGAGAGTTTAGATGGCATTATCTATAACTTCAATAATGTTACGTAATTCACTTCTTTCAAATTCTCCTAAAGATTTATCGTCTATAACAAGTAAATAGTAATCTTTTCTAACTTTAATACATTTTGTGTTTTCCATATTTTGATTTTAAAATTAATAGTAATAACTTTACACTTTTTTATTACTTCAAATATAGAAATATAATATTAAATAAATAGATAAAAATAAATACCTAAATATATATAAAAGATAATGATTTAGGAAAAATATTCTATTTAGACCTGGAAATATATTTATACTTTTCAAACCCACGACTTCCGAAGTATGCAACGTATGTTGTAATTAATAAAGATTTAAGTAAATCTATCCACTCAATACCCACACCGAATTCAATATTTAAACTATCCATCAAAATAAGCAACCAAGTAGATACAGTTAAGAAAATTAACATCATTGGTCTCACATTCTTTGATAGCCAACTATCGCTGCCCATATCCGCACTCCATCTTTTGGATATCTCTTGTATTTCTATAATATCAATTTCAAGCAGTTTTAAGGCTTCTTCTTTATCTTTAGGAGGTAACTGTTCATCTTTGCTTATAAGTCCCCCCACAAGTTTTAAAATACCCGCATCCGGTACCAGATCACTAACACCTTTTAAAATGTTTGGTGCAGCTTTAGATAAGAATTTACCAACCCTTGTATCTTTAAACTTCTTTTTACTTTTTTCCATTGTTCTTATTCATTAAGTACCACTTGTGTGCGGTATACCCAATAGTTAAAAGTAAAAGTGTAATCTTTAAAAATATATCTACGTTTGTCATTGAAAATAAAAATGTTCCTAAATTTATAAGCAATGTTTTGTAATCTGTTATCATTTCTTATCTATTGATTTTAATTTATTTATTGCCCATTCAACTCCGGATGTTCCACCCCAAGCATCCCACATCAAGCCACCGCATCCATCTTTATAAGGCACATCCTTATGTTGTTGATGTCTTTTAAAACTAGCCATTCTTGCAATCGTAGATCTGGATATGTTTTCTTTTCTTGCTAATTGACCAGCTCTAGTCCAACCAACTTGAGTTCCACAAGATGAACCATTTTCTTCTTTGTACTTTATAGCTTTCTTTGCATTATTAGATGCACTATCCGGATAATCATTATAACTTTCTAATTCTACTTCTTCACCTTTAAAAGATTTATAGCAAATTGCAATAGCTTGTGATTTATCGTGGTATCTCATTAGTTGAGGTACGCACCTAATCATATAATCCTTTTGCTTTTCGTTTTCTTTCTTCTTTGGTATAGGCATATTAATAAGTGTAATACACACCTCTTTTTTTTGTTACTAAAACTTGTTTTCTATTTTTTACCGGACTATAAGAAACGTGCAACCATTTAGGTTCCTTGCCGAATTCCCAGATCAATTGGTCAAATTCTAAATTATCTTTTATATAATGAAACATTTCTAAATTAGACTTTCTACCCATACTTGTGATGTCCATTGCTTCACCCTTCATATGAGATGATGTTCTAGAGCCTTTTAAGGCGGTATTAAGTTCTAAAGACCTAAACATACTATTTACTTTAATTGGTGCGTCTACCCACTCTCTTAATGGTTCAAACACCTTTTCAGCTAATAGTTTCATATTCTCAACTTGTTCTTCATTTGGTTTATTCTTTATGCCTTTTTGTTTAGCATAATTAGAACCAACTGCTTCTTTGTAAGATATGTGTTTACTTATTCTTTTCATCTGTGATTAATTTAAAAGTTCCATCTTCAAGATTTACCTCTATGTTACCATACTTTGCTTCCAGTTCTTTCTTGTTCTTTTCTTGCTTCATTGAAAGCTCTGCAAACATATGTGATAGTGTATGTGACTGTGTAGCCAATAAACCTAAATCGTGTAAGATTGCTTGTTTCTTCTGTTCTTGCTCTTTAAATTCTTTTAATTCACTTTTTGATAATTTTCCCATTGTATTTGTTTTTTGGTTAAGTATCAAATATACTAATTATTTAGGTACTTCTGCGTTTCTTGGATAACCGTAAAAGCTATGTGCTGCCTCTATTGGGTACACCATAAAAGCACCAAAGTCTAAATCTAAACTGCTCATTACATCTATGGCATAACCATCGTAGTAAACCGCTGGTGTGATTATATTACCATCTGCATCATAAGTAGCTGGTATCTTTACAACCTTACCAATATAAACAACCGCTGCCGTATCTTTAGAGAATACTATTTCACTTTCGTTTTCAACTAAAACACCAATACTAAAAAGGTAGTCTTTGCCCTCTTGCTCTGTTGGAAAATTTGTCTTGTATATATTCATTATATATTTATTTACTCTTGTTGTTTATACGTGTGTATTTGTTACTCTTAAATTGTGGTCAGTTCCGCAAGTTCTTGGTCGCTTAAAGCCTCTTTCCAAACTGCAACTGCTTTTACTTTGCCTTCTGCTATATTAGCACCTACGCCGTTATTAAAATTTAATGTATTAAGAGTATTAGCACTTGCTACAGCTCCTGTTGAAGTATCTACCTCAACACCATCTACCCATAAAGAATAATCATTTAGCTTCCATTTGTACGCAATCTTGTGAAATTCGGTTTCGTCAGACACGACAAAATCCGTAAATCCAGCATTTACACCTGCTATTCTTGACCTTCCCTCTATTAAATTAGAGGCATTACCAAACCCAATATAAACGCGATTTGAGGTAGTTCCATCTGATATAGAAACTATATGCCTGTCAGTTATTGTATCAGCCAAAGCTGCAACTTCTGCATATAAAACACCCTCTGTGCTATTTATACTTGCTAAACTACCGCCATTGGTGCATACGTCTTGGTTACGTGTAACTGTTGAGCCATTGCTCGGTATATACGATGTGGCGTAGTCTTGGTCATTTGTAGCATTTGCGCCCCAAAGAATTATTTCACTTAAAGTTCCACTACCTCTAAAGTCTACTGCATAGAAAGAAGATGCACCTGTTGAATTAGATGTAGTTACATCAAATCTT